AATTCTGCTTTAACTATAGCTTCATAGTGTTCTGTCAATATTCTAGCTTTTTCTTCAGATGTGTATGTTATTTCAAATATAGGTGCTTTCTGGTAGTACAGCCTTATAGGATCAATGGCTCTCTGTTTCTGTGCTGGTAAATGTGAATACCATTGAGCTTCATTATATGAGAAATCATCTAAATCATCACCTAAGTATTTCTCAATTTGCTCTACTGCATAGTTGTAAAATTGCTTAGCAATTGCAGCGCTTGGTGCTGGTGCCGTCTTCATTTGTCGTTTAGCTGCTGCAAAAAGGGTTTGTTTATTTTTACCATACATCATTACTTCATCTTTGACATTGTCATGCTTACATCCTAATAATTTTTCAAACCCTATTTTCTTAGGTGCTTCATCTTTAATGGCACAAACAGGTATGTTATTTATTGTGTCCCCATAATATTGATATGATCTTGGCATAGTTTCATTGAATTCATAAACTTCTGGATGTACTGTTTGGGCCAACTGTTGCAAGTCTTTGTCATTTAGATGAATTAGTAATCGTGGGAATCCTCCAGCACTTGGTTCCTTTACAAAACGGTCTTCCTCCTCTATCAGTAAACCAAGTTTTGTGTATGTCTGAAGGATTGGGATGTCTTCATCAATAATTGCTGATTTAGGGATTTCTCTTAGGAATGGATGTAAATTCCTTCTCATGGATTTAAGATCATAAGCACATGCTGTGTTGTTGGGTGCTGCATGTTTTTCTATGTTATCTGATAAATATGTGAATTCACACAGTTGTCTTAGTGAGTAACTTTTGTTAGCGCTCTCACAATTAGCGCTTTCTGTACTGTGTGTCTCTTTTACACCCTTGGTGGGCAAGATTGAAAATCCTGAGCTGAGGTTGATGCTCTTTGCTCTACTGTGATCTTTTCATGATAGAATAAGTGTTTCAAGGCTTTCACAATCTTTTGGTATGATGATATTTTCTTCAACTCATATTTTTCTATTTTGAATGCTCCTCCTTTTATTTGATTCAATGTAGTTGCCAAATCTGACTGGAGTAATGCGTCCATTTGAGTTTCTGCTTGTAATGATTGTCTGAGTACCTCAGCTAAAAGTGGTATGACTTGTTGTGGAATGGAATACTTGGGTGCTTGTTGGTTCACATAAGTGATTAATGATTTTAGAGATAATTTGTCGAAAGTAGTCATCATGCATATTTTATTTACTAACTTATTGACTAATATAGGATCTACCACTTCTTTTATTGCAGCAATGTATTCTGTAGTGTCTTCAACAGCTAGTCGTATTACGTTAATTGTG